GCTGATGCCAATCTTCACCAACGCCACACCCTTGGGAATTGAACGCCCCGCCAACAGATCTGCAGCGACTGGAAACTGTGCGAGATAGAGGTCGTGGGGCTTGTCCTGGATCTCATATGAGCGATCACCGAAACTGCCAAATATGCCCTTCGAGGGTTTCAGAAAGGACCCAATTGAACCCGTTTCTGTTTTATCTCGGTTGCCATCATTGACAGGCGGCTCGCCGTAGACGTTCGTTTCGTCAAACGGAACTTTCTCGAGGAGCCAACGAGCTTCGTCGGGTACCAGCCAAGTCCCGAACCGGGCAATGTATCTGCCATTGCTGGAGTCATAACTATTCGGAAAAACCTGTTTTACGTCGAGAGTATGTTTGGTTCGCCAAGCCCGCCGAACAGGCATCGCATGGCGCCATTTCTCTTGGCGCCCCAAACGAATATTCCGTTCTTTTGCGGCATCGGACATCTTGTCCCAAGAATCGATAGGAGTACGTTCGATTTCGAGAACGCCTAAAAGATGGTGCACAATTTTACTGTCTGTTTCCGGGCTCGCCGCCCCATAGATACAAACAAGCTGCCGGTCATCGATCATTGAAAACAGGCGATCCCGATCTTTTGGATCGGTGAAACCGAGAATACCCTCATCCTCAGGGGCGAAACCCCAGAAGCCAGTGAGCCATACAGAAGAGGAAACATCCAAACTCATCACCCCATTCCACATTAGTGCTGAGAGAAACTGCTCAGCATCAACGGAATAGCTCATCATCTTCGTGTCGTCGACGTATGAATGAGTGCACTGACTATCGCCCCTCGACCCAATTCGCCACGATCAGCCCCGACAGGGCTTCATGCGCCAGGGCGGCATCCCGCGCGAGATCCAGCCGCTTCGGCAGCTTGACCTGCGGCACCAGCAGGAAGATCGGCGCGGTAACCTTTCCGCGCCCGATCTTTGAGCGCGACACCACCGCCTGGCCTTTCGTATTCAGCCGCCCCTCTGCCACCAGCAGGCTCGGGCCGGTCCGGCGATAGACAAACCGCAGGCGCAAACCGCGTCGTCGTTCCCATTCTCCGGGGGTAATCCGACCGCCGCGCGTGGACTTGCCTGCGGCAGGCAGCGGGATCGCCAGCCAAAACCCGTCCTTCGAGCGGATCAACGGGCCGGTGTCGTGAGCTCCCACGATCACCGGTGCCTTGGACCAGACCAGAGCCGCGGCGTCGAGGCTTTCACCCGACCTCGGGAAGTTCTGGTTGCGGATCGAGTTGGCGAGCCGCCGTCCGAGTCCCGCGCCTGTGATCTGCGTGCGCCAGGCAGTCTTGAGCCCGCTCCCGGCCTCGCGCATGGCGGCCGTCACTGCGCGTTCGCCCGCCGCCACCTCGGCTGCCATCATGGCCACAATATCCGGATCGATGTCGAGTTTGAGCTTCACGCGGGCCTCAGATCCACGGTCCAGACCAGCCGCTCGCGGTCGCGGACGGGCTCGCCCTGAATGAGGAAGGCATCGCCGTCCATTTCCAAGCGGTCACCTGGACGCGGGGCCGGAACCTCCGCGACTCGCAGGTCGACCCGGGTCGTTTCCGACCAGAGCCGGGCGTCCCCGAAGTCACTGATTGCATCAGCCTGCCGGGAGACGACGTGCACCAGAACGGGCGCGCCGCCGTCGGAGGTGTAGACCGCCTCTCGTCCGATGTTGGGATCCGCGAACAGCGCATCAACGACGGCGGTAAATGCCGTCATCAGAAGCTCGCGTTCAGGCGCACCCGGCCGATCAGGTCGCCCGCGCCGCCAGCAACAGCTTCGGTGGCCACGCCGATCAGCGTGTTCGCCGTGGCGGTCTTGGTGGCTTCCTTGTTGGTGTTGTCCCAATAGACCTTGTCACCAGCGGACCAGGCCTGGGATGCGACCTTTTTCAGATCGAAGATGCCGACGAGCGCGGCCTCGACCGTTTCGGCATTGGCGGCATCACCTGCGGCAACGCCGAAGATGGAGCCGACGAGCAGGCCGTCACCGGAGGTCACGGCATAGGGCGCGGTCAGGGTGATGGTGTTGCCGAGCTGGACGTAGTTCTTCATTGCGGGATCCTTTGCAAACGGGAACGAGCGGCCCGATTGGACCGCCCGTCAGAGGTGAGATTTCAGCGATGGCCCGGTTTATGCGCCCGGGTTCTTGTACAGGCCGCGCCAGTCGATGGCCTTGGCGCCGAAGTCGAGGCGGCACTTGATCTCGACGCCATCGACATCGAAGCCGTTGCGCGTCTCGATGTACGCGCCCTGCTGACCCTCGAGATAGGCGTACTCGATGGTGTCGATCTGGTTCGGACTGGCCGCCAGGTACCAGGCGGTCTCGCTGACCGCATCAAGCCGGGGCTCGCTGATGGGCGCGAGCGTGCGGATCGACTGTGGCACGACGTTGGACGTCGCTGCGGGCACTAGGTTTTGGGCAACCATCTGCTCTGCCTTCAGTTCCAGCGAGGCAGGCACGATCAGGAAGGCGGGCCGCACATTCAGCACCGTCTTCTTGTCGAGCCCCGTCTGCTTGGCCATGGCGGCGCGGGCCGCTCCAACCGCCTCGACGGCAAGCGCCGCACCTGTGCCTGCGAGGTTCTTGTGGGTGGTGTGGAACAGCGCGTTGCCGTCGGCCATCGCTGGGTTGGCGGTGATGATGCCCCAGACCACGTCCGATTCCAGCTGCGCGATGGAGTTGCCGTACATCGCCGGGATGCGGGTGAAGGCGTCCAGATCATCATTGATCAGCGTCTGGCGGGTGATTGCGACCACCCGGCCATAGGTCTTGACCTTGTAGCTCTCCTTGCTCTCACCGAGCGTGCCGCGCTTGAACTCGCCGCTCTCACCGACCTCCAGCAGCTGCGGCGCTTCGCCGAGCTGGACCCGATGCATCGCCTTGAAGTCGGTGGCGAGCACTTGGCGGCAGAACAGCATGAAGGTGCGCGGATAGGCATCGTAGGCCTGCCGAAGAGTCTTGTTGGTGACGGCGGAGAGGATTTCAGGGAAGTCAGACGTCGAATGCAGGGCCCGGGTCGCCACCTCATCACGCGACAGGCCGCGCGTGTTCACGCCCGCGTTTCCGAGGCTTTCGCGGGCCAGTTCCAGTAGCGTCATGCCACGATACTGGCGCGCGGCATCTTCCAGAGTGAAGAGCGTCGGGCTATAGCGGTGCAGCAGCGCATTTGCGACGGCATCGCGGCGGGTAATCGCCTCATCGCGGCCACCCAGCGGGATCGACACCTGGCTGAATGTGCGGGTCTCGTCCGATTTCGAGGCCACCTGATCGAGGATCAGACGGCGGGCCTCACCGACGTCGGTGCCGCGCTTCACCAGATCCTCGGCAAAGCCGCGCTCGAGGTTCAGGCGTCCCGCCAGATCGTAGATCGTGGACACGCGGTCGCGTTCCGTTTCACGGGCGCGGGTTGCGACGGCTTCAGTGTCAGGCACAACGGGGGCATCGGGCTTCTGCGCCTTCGGTTGGGTGCGGGTTTCACTTGCGGCGGCCTTCGGCTCAGTCGCGGAAGTCTTCGGTTCAGTCATGGTGGTGTCCTCGGTCGCGAGAGTGTCGCTAGGCTGGTCTTTGGCCCCTGCGGCCGGGGCGTTGAGTTTGTCCGTCATCGGGATGGCTCCTGTTTGAGTGGGTGAGACGTCCCGGCGATGGAGGACGCAGTCGTGAAGTGGGGATTGGGCGCGAAACCCTGCGGCGGGATCTGCCCCAACGGGCACGGCGGACACCTCGAAGGGCGTCCAGTCGACCGCCCGCCAGAGTTCTCGGGCCGCGTCAGGTTTGGACACTTCGAAGCGATGGACCTGGTAGCCGATGGAGACCGCGCGGATGTGCCCGGCCAGGATGTCCCGCCAGATCGCTTCGACGTCCGCGCGCTCACTAATCCTGACCTGCGCAATGCCGCGACCGTTTTCGATACGCGCCGAACCCGGCACGACCGAGCCGATCACGGCGTCGAGCGTGTCGATCTCATGCACCTTCAGGAAGGGCGCGCCCGCGTTCAGACGATCAAGCCGCACATGGGTCGGGTCGAGGCTCAGCTCTTCGTCATAGGGCTCGCCGAATAAGGTCGACCGGCGAACCCGCGCCCCTGCTGACCAGATCACCTCGACGGTGCGGGAGTCGGTATCGGCTGAGTTTGGCGCAAGCTCCGCCGACCGGCGCAGGGCCGGCAATTCGATCATCGTGTCCATGTTGGTCAGTCCTGTTCGTCGGAGTCGGGCCGCGCCGGGTCCGTATTGGAGTCGTCTTCCGGATCGCTCGCCGGGTCATTGGCCGTGTCGTCGTCGGCGGGATCGTTCGCCGGATCGCTTGTTTGGGCGCTGCCGGTCTTGGTGACTCGTCGCGGATCGCTGTCGAGCACCAGCCCGAGTGCATCGAGCTTGGCGTTTGTGGCGGCGATTTCCGCTAGCACGGCGTCAGGGTTGCGCCCCTGCCGGGCGATTACCTCGGCCAGCGTCATGGTGCCGGAGCGGATCGACAGCAGGTTGGCCATTGCGTCCTTCTGCGGATCGACCGCTTCGAACTTGGGCGGCGACCATTCGACCGGTACGTCCGGCGATGGGATCTGCCCTGCGGCCCACGCGGCCTCGGTGAACCAGCGCCAAACCGGGGCGCAGAACATCGGAATGAACAGCTGCCATTGCACGGCGTCGATCTGGCGGCGGAACTCCACGAGCCCCGCCCGGATCGAGGAATAGTTGACCTGGCTGAGATCGCCGGTCAGCAATTCATAGGGCACCCGGAACCCGGCCGAGATCGTGTGCAGGCTCGCCCGCTTGTATTCGCCGTAGCCGCCGGTGGCGGAGGGCTGGTTGAAGCGGATGTCCTTGCCGCCGCGCGCATAGGCGATCAGCCCCGGCTCGAACTGCTCGACCCGGTTGCCATCGGCATCGACCACAGAGGGCGCGATGCCCTGCTGCGCCTCGTCATCGCCGAAAACGATGGCGGTCACGCAGGCCTCGGTCTTCTTACGGACCAGTTCTGCCACCTCGTAGTCATCTAGATCACGCAAGCTGCGGATCACCGGCGCGCCCCAGGGCACGCCGCGCGCCTGCGTGCGCTGCTTTTCATACACATGGGCGATCTCACTCGCAGGAACCGGGCGGCTCTGCAGCCCATTCTGCATTGCGCCGTAAGCGTCGCCCGGATGCTCGGCGTGTAGCCAGTAGGCCCGTCGCTTCCCGACCGGGTCGAACTCGATCCCCTGGACGAGGCGACCAGCACCGAGCGCGCCGGACTTCGCCCCGTCGAGGAAGTCGGCCTCAAGCACCTGCAATTGCAGCGGGACGGGCAAGCCATCCGCTGCGCGGCGCAGACGTCGGCGTACCAGCACCTCACCCGCTTCGACCATTTCACGGCAGATCAGCGTCTGCAGACCGTAGAAGTCGAGCTGGCCGTCGGCGTCGGCGGCGTCCGACCACCGGGCGAAGAGTGCATCGACCTTGCGGTCCAGCTTGTCGTTACCGCTGGCCGCCCGGGGCATGATGCCCGCACCAAC